GCTATGTCACATTGGCAGAAGCTAATACATATTTTGAAACCGTACCAGATTCAAGCACCTGGACTAATAAAACAGACGACCAAAAGAATAGAGCATTAATAGCAGCTACAAGATGGATAGATACTTTTGTATTTTATGGAGATAGATGTGACAACGGACAAGCACTTAAGTTTCCTAGAAATAACTACAAAGTTGATGATGTTGAATTGGCCTGTACTGCAATTCCAAATGATATTAAGTATGCACAATATGAATTAGCTAGAGCTTTGGCAAATGATACCAGTGCAATTACAGGAACTACTGGTAAAGACGGTAATTTTGAAGAAGTTGCTCTTGGTGATCTTAGAGTTAAATATAATACAGCTAGTCAGGGAACTGGTTCTGTTAATAACATTATGGATGTTTACCCGTGGTTACAAAGTTATCTTGGAGCGTATATGCTAGGTGGAGCAGGAGCTTATCAAATGAGGGTAGTTAGAGGATAATGGCAGGACAGTTAGATAGTTTATTTAAAAGTGTCGCTAAAAGCGTTGTTTCTCAACTTGGCGATTCTTTAGATCACACTATTACTTATATAAAAAAAGGTATTTCTAGTTATAACGTAGATACAGGTGAACAGGTTACAATAGACACAACATATTCAGATATAAAAGTTCCTATTTCATTTGTTAGATCAGAAGAAGATGAAGGAAGAGAGATAAGACAAGCAAAAATTTATATTACTCCTGATCTAATTGGTAATAATCAAATAGATTTTGATGATGAAGTTCAGTTTTCTTATGCAGGAAGTACAGTAACAGGTCAAATTTATGACATTGACACGAAAAAAGGCGGACAAGTTTATCTTTATACTATTTTGGTGCGGTTCTAATGGCTAGAAAACCACTACAAAAAAGCGATCCTTTTGGCACTCTTGAAAGTCAATTAAATCAAGACTTTAATAAAGTAATTAGGCAAATCCATAAAAGTTTATCTACAAAAAAACATAGTCCAGTTTATACAGGTTTTTTTGCTTCTAGTTGGAAAGCACAAACAATGGCTGTAAATGCTGTGGAAAAAGCAGAAGACCATCAACCCTGGAAAGGTATTAAAAGAGAAGCATCAGAGTTCTTTTTTGAAAATAAATATGCTATGCCAGCTAGTCAAGTTCCACATAAAATTCAAATAAGGTTTCCTATAGAAAAAACATTTAATATTAAAAGACCTGTATTTATTGGTAACAGAGCTAGATATGCTGCTTATGCTTTAGAAGGAGGCAAACTTCAAAACTTTATTCAAGGAAGAATGGGAAAGATAATTCGTGACAATATGAAAGAGAAAAAAGGTAGATTATTTTTAGCAAAAGATATGGCAAGTGGTTTTGGCACATCAAAAGATGGTGTTCAATATGGAGAGTTTAACCTTAAGGATTATTAATGACTTTAGTAAAAACAAGAGCAGCTTTTGAAAAAGCAGTAACAGATGCAGTAGCAGACGTAGATCCTACCATTACGATGATCTATGATAATGTTACTTTTGTGAGCCCAGGAAAAACGAAGAAATACATAATGATGACAATTAATTACACACAATCAACATTGCAAAATCAAGGAGCTTCTTCGGATTTTTATGCTGGTGTTATTCAATGCAATGTTTACGTTCCAAGAAGTGCAGGAACTAAGCAGCTATCTGAAATATCTGAAGCTGTAATTGATGGTTTGATTTCTGTAAATGGTTCTGGATATGTAGATAGTTTTAGTGTTAAGCCAAGAGTACAAGATATAAATGGCCCAACTGTGTTGGAAATAGAGGATAGAAGTCACTTCGTAGGTGTAATATCTTGCCAATTCTCTGCAAATGCGTAGTATAATAGAATAGCATTATATTATTCATGAACAGAGCAGTTGACCTTTTAAAAAACAAATTTGGAGTTTCTCAACTTTATAAACATGATGTGATAAAAGATGGAGTGGTTGAACTTTCTGTGTATTGGCATCCTTTGACTATTGCTGAAAGAGAATCTATAACAAAAAAATCAGATACTAACGATCCAAATGATTTTGCATTGGCTTTGATGATTACAAAAGCATTAGATAAAGATGGTAATAGACTTTTTCAAGATGGTGATAAAGCATCTCTAAGAAGAGAAGTTGAAGCAAACATTTTACAGGAAATACAATTAGCAATGATAGAAGCAGGTCAAACTAGGGAGGTAAAAGAGGCTAAAGCCGAATTAAAAAGCGAGTAACGATTGGAAGTTTATATTCTCATTAGCAAAAGAACTAGGGAAAACTGTTGCCGAATTATCAGAAACTCTAACTGTAGAAGAAATGATTGGTTGGGCTGCTTATGCTGAACTCGAACACGAAGAGTATGAAAAGCAACAACAAGAAGCACAAAGAAGTAGTGCTTTGAAAGGGAAAAGAGGTAGAATGAGATAAATCTTTTAGTTTTTTAAAGTGGCTGATTATAGCGTTGATATTAAAATCGCTGTTGCTGGTTCTAGAGAACTAAAAGCTGCTCGTAAAGAAACTACTGCCTTAACGAGAGAAATAAATACTCTTAATAAATTAGCTAACAAACAAAGTAAAACACTACCTAATTCTTTTAATACTTTAAATAAAGTTTTAGGTCAGGCAAAAGGTAATTTAAATAAAGTTGCATTAGGTACAGATAGATATTTTAGGGCTATTTCAGATGTTATTGATAAAGAAGAACGATTAAGCAGAGCTTATAAAAAACAAAAAACAGATTTTAAAGTAATTGAAAGGTTAAGAAGAAAAGGTTTAGATATTAACAAACAGAATATTCAACAAATAAGAAATGAACTTGCAGCCGAAATAAAGCTAGAACGTGCTAAACGAAGAACAGGTAAAGCAAGCATAGGTAAAGGTATGGCTGGCAAGCTAGGAGGGACTGCTAGTAGTGCAATTATCGGTGGAGCGTTTCCTTTGCTTTTTGGACAAACAGGCGCAGCAGCAGTTGGTGGTGGACTTGGTGGTGCAGCAGGTGGATTGATTGGTGGTCAATTTGGTTTTGCTCTATCAATTCTTGGCACTGCAATAGGTTCAGCTATTGATAAAAACGATAAATTTAATCAATCTTTAGCTGCTTTAAATGTTCAGTTTACAAATGTTAGTGGTGGTGCTCAACTTACAGCTAAAGATATAGATGCAGTTGCAAGTCGTTTAAGAATTACAAAGGAAGAAGCGTTTGAAGTATTAGGAGCATTTTCACAATTTGGTTCTGGAAGTATTGCAAAATCTCTCACAGAAATTTTCGGTTCAGATGCGGGTGCTTTTGGAGGGATAGCAGGTGCGTCAAGACAAGCTCAATTAGCTAATCAGATTTTTGAAGCTCGTCAAAAAATTGGTGTTGAAAGAGCTATTGAATTACAACAACAAAATTTATCTAATAAAGCTGGTGTTGTTGAATTAGCTTTAGCTGAAGCTAGAGCACAAGCAGAAAATGATATTGCCGTAGCTCAAGCAAAACAAGTAAAGTTTTCGGATAGAGCTAAAACATTTTTTGAAGAATATCTTTTAGGTACAGGAGGAATGGATGCCTCTAGATACGGGGAAGGTAGAGCCGACAAATTAAACAAAGAATTTGAAGCAAATAGAGAAAAAAGGCTTGAAAACTTTACAAAAGCACTTGAAAAATACAGAGAACTACTTGGTCTAACTAATGAAGCTCAAGGTAAATTTGGACAATCTGGAACTTTAGCTTTTTCTGCTATTGAAGATAAAGTAAAAGATTTACAAGATGAAATGAAGATGTTAACAAATCCAATCTATCAAGTAATAAGCTTATCAGAATCAATGGCTAGTTCTTTTGAACAATCATTTAAAGGAATAATTACAGGTTCAATGACAGCACAAGAAGCTTTAAGAAATTTATTCCAACGAACAGCAGATCATTTTGCAGATATGGCTGCCAAGATGATTGCAAAACAGATACAGATGCAAATTTTAGGAATTGCAATGAATTTTGTTGGACATAATTTTGGAAGTAATCCTTATAATGTAAAATCTGGTCAAAGTTTATATGATGTAAAAACTCCAAGTCGATTTACTGATATGACAGTTGGAGCAAGAGCTAATGGAGGCCCAGTAACAGGTGGTAGCAGTTATTTAGTAGGAGAACGTGGTCCAGAATTATTTACTCCTGGTAGATCAGGAATGATTACATCTAATGAAAATCTTGGTTCAACTACAGTTATAGTTAATGTAGATGCTTCTGGTTCTAATGTGGAAGGAGATCAGGAAAGTGCTAATGAATTTGGTGAACAGCTTGCAACAGCAGTTCAAGCTGTAATAATCAATGAAAAAAGAGTTGGAGGTTTATTAAGCTAATGGCACCTTTTCCTATTGCTAATCCTAAATATAATTACACGATTACAAGACAACCAGCAGTTAATGTTATAAATTTTGGAGATGGTTTTGAGCAAAGGTTAACACAAGGTTTAAATCAAAATCCTATAACTTTAAATCTTAAGTTTGATTTATCTCAGACAGACTCTACAACTGCTGTTGACTTTCTTAATGCAAGGATTACAGATGGTGCGTCATTTACTTTTCTCGTCCCAAATGAAAACGTAACAAAGAATTTTGTTTGTCAGAGTTATCCTACTACTGTTCCTTTTTTAGACAGAGTAGTTTTAACTTGTACATTTAGAGAAGTATTTGAACCCTAATGGCAATTCCTTTTGCTGAATTAAATAAAATAAATCCAAGTTCTGTAATTGAGCTATTTGAATTAGAACTTACTGTTGGTTTACACGTACCTAATCCTAATGTTAATAATTTAGATACTGTATTTAGATTTCATGCTGGTGCAAATTTAAATAACTTTGGACTAATTAGATTTAACGGTAATGATTATCAAAGAGTACCTGTAAAGGTAGAAGGTTTTGAAGATACAAGTAAAGGCACAATTCCAAGGCCTACTCTTACCTTTAGTAATTTAGGTGGTATAACAAAAGATACAACAGTTATGACCATGAGTGATTTTTTAAAAGTTGTTAATTTTGTTACTCCTGGAAATGATTTGCTAAATGCAAAAGTAACAAGACTTTTACCGTTAGCATCATCCTTAGATAACCATAATTTTGTTAATGACAGTAACCCTTTTAGTGATCCTGTTGGTCAACCTAGTGCAGATAAATTACAGGATAGAATTTATTACATTGATAGAAAAGCCGTAGAAAATAGGCAGATAGTACAGTTTGAATTAGTTAGTGTTTTGGATCTGCAAAATAAAAAAATACCTGCAAGAATAGTTACAAGAGATTTATTCCCTGCTGCTGGTACGTTTATCTAATGACTTGTAATACATGGGTTACAGACGCATATAAACACGCTACAGAGTGTTATCCAGAAGAATGTTGTGGTCTTGTTTTAGATATAGATGGTAAACATACATACTGGAAATGTAAAAATATATCAAAAACTTATAAAGAAGAATCTTTTGTAATAGATCCTATAGATTGGGCAGATGGAGAAGATCAAGGTGAAGTTTTAGGTATTGTTCATAGCCATCCTAATGGATTGTTTGAATTTAGTCATACTGATAAAATTAGTTGTAAGTATAATGATTTGCCTTTTTATC